TGATGGTCGTATATATCACACAGGATGCAGTCCCTTTCTGATCTAGGCACTTCTGAAATATCCATCTTATCGTAGTCGTAGTTACTGCAAGAAAGGGCAGTTATCTTCTGGTTACCGTCATCCTGCTCTACATTGACGAAATGTTGCCAACGTCTCTGTACGTTACCAAACACTCTCAGACGTGAGTTCTTTTGCCATTTAATGAAGGGAGGACGATCATTACTTAAACTACTACCTATAGATTCGGCTTTCATGCCCATTAAACTCATAATTCAATTCTCCAATTTTCTCAATTTTTCAATTATTCAAATGGTTAAGGTTGTTAAAAATGACTGGTGACAGAAACAATGTTTACATCACCAATCAAAGATCGGAAGAGATCAAGATAGAACAAAGCTGTAAAGGTTCTCTGCAGCCTTTGCAACTACGTTCTATATATAGCATACTGGTTTGGTTGAAAAAAAGTCCATACTTTCTTCCTGGGTTAATACCCCCTACGGGATTTGAACCCGTGTTACCACCTTGAAAGGGTGGTGTCCTAACCAGACTAGACCAAGGGGGCATAAAAAAACCACCACTTGGGGAAAGTGGTGGTTGGAAGTTCGTTGGTCATCTCTGTGGAGAGGTCAGTATTATAACATATTGACCTTAATTATCCAACACATTGTTGATTTGATCTACTAGAGTTCCCTGCAGGGAATTGATCTTTTCTTCTACTACCTGATTTATCTTTTGGCTCAGGTTGTTTTCAAAAGGATCTTCTATAGCTTGATCTATCAACTGGGTTACTTTATCTGTAAATTCCTGTTCACTCTTTTCCGTTTCTCGTTTGGTAGGTTGATCCAGATCTAAATCCTCTTCGATCTCTTTATCTATTTCCTTATCAGCCGAAGGTAAGGAGTAGTTGTGGTACTGGTTTTCTATATCTTTCTGGTTTTTAGCTTCAATCTCATCCAGTTCGGTCTGCTCCAACTCTTCCATGCCTGTGGGTACACCCTGTTTAATGGCTATTTTAAAGGGTATGTTGCCCCAGTTGACAGGTCTTAGACCTAGTCTTTTCTCTCTAATATAGTTGACAGTAACTACACCCTGGTTAAGCATATCTTTATCCAGATCCCACTGTTCAGTGGCATCCAGTTCTCTTTCTATGCCCCAATCCAGGTAGATGTCTTTAAAGCCAAATCCACCTTTATGTCCAATAAATGGGTTAGGTTGTGACCAGATAAGTTCTGAATTTAAATGGTAGGCAAAACTGCTTAGTTGTGGCACCAGGGCATCTTTCTCGAACTGAGCTTGTTGTCGTTCAGAGTTAAGTTTACCTGTGTTAGGGGTTACCATACCAAGCACCAGGGGTTGCATGTTGAAAACCGACATGATCTGCTCCAACATCCATTGAGAGTAGGATTTGAAAGACATCTCATTAGGGGCTAATCCCACCTTATCTATCTTGACAGACCCTTCTCCTTCTCCTGTACTGATCAAAATAGGTCGATGTGGCTTACCTCGTAGGTGGCTATCCCAGTATTTTTGGTATTCCTCTAGTCTTTCCAGAGATACATTTTGGAACATAACGGCCAATCTAGGGGTGGCATCATTACCGAACAGTTCGGAGTTATAGTTCTCCACTCGTTGGGCATTAACCACTGTTTTAGCCAGGGTTTCGATCTTACTGGTGCCGTAGGGTGTGCCACTTCGGGGGTTCATGATCATATAGATCAATTCATCGATACTATACCAAACACCTTCAGAGTCATTTTCATGTTTTTCATAGTAGGCTTTACCATGATTCTTGAAGGTTCCTGTAGTGTCAGTATTGAGGATGAATTCTGAACCGTTGGAAGCATATAGCTCCTTGGGACGACCCCTTTTATTCCTGACAATCTCGATGGCTCCAGCATCGTAGACCAGTAAATCCCGATCTACCTTCTGCCTGATAGATCCAAATGATTCCCTGGTGGAGTTGGGATTGGTAAGCAATTCGGCTACTTCTTCAATATGTCGTAATTGATCATCGGTGACTTGGCTTTTAGAGCTGGTATCGGTATAGGCATATTCGATAGGCAGTATCTTGGGAGGTATTAAACTGAGACGAGTAACGATTTTATCTACACAGGCTCTAATCCAGGTGTTTTTCTCGTAGATTACTCTCATGTCTTTGAAAGTTAAGGAGTCTACGGTTTCTCTACTCATCGATTCGACACTGATATCACTCAGTTGGGATCGACGTTTTCGTTTTCTGACTGTATTGGGTTCTCGGCTTATTCTAGCCAGATTATTAGGACGGATTAGACTTATAGTAGAAGGTGCCTCTTTGGTGAAAGAAATCATTCGTTTTCTCCTTGCTCAGTATCAGTGCTTAAAATCTTATCGTTTATGTAGGCCGAATATATACTGATGCCAATTAAAGTCAGGGCATCTAATAACACTGAGTTGTAAGCCTTTATTATACCCAATATCAAACAGGTTATGAAACAACAAGCAGTAATGAATTTTAATATCTTATCAAAGTTGATTTTACTTAAGATAGCCAAGAACTCCCCCACCACCAATTTTAGCATATTGTTTGATATTCATTACTACTCCAGCTACAGCTTGAATTAAGTCGTGTGAACCACCTACAGGATGATCATACTTATTGTTGACTCGTTCTAGCTGCCTTAGTTCTTTATGGGGCAGGTTCTCTTTACCTTCTGGTGTATTGATTAATAAGGGATACAGGTGCAGCCTACCTCCGTAAATAGCCTTTACCAGTTCATCAAAAGGTTCTGAGTCTTTATCAATAGATAAGACCTTGGATTCGATACCGAAAGTATTCATAGATTGGATGAAATCAGCCGATTGGTAGCCATCAAGGGTAACTCGTCTAATGTTGAAACCTAAGTCCAACATATCCAGGATTAGTTGTCTGATGGTGTTTAGTTGAACAGGGTTGTTTTGGTAGCCTTTATAACTGGCTAACATATCGAATTCTATGATTGGTTCTTTGATTTTACGTACTCGTCCACTAACGTTTCGATATTCGTTTTCTTTCCACTCTATGGCATGTCCTACGGCTAAACCCAATCTATCTCTGGTTAGGCCAATATCCACATGGGCATATCTATCTATACTCTTGTTATAACACTTATAATCAGGAGTAAAAACAGTTTTTCTGATCTCTCCATTGGGCTGTATATAGGGGTTTTTAATGATAGGGTGTTTGAAATCTTTTCTTCTTTCAAAAGTCCTATCAATGAATTTCCTATGTTCTATAGCTGGAGAGACGGCATCGATAGGGTTGGCAGCAAAGTCTCGATTGGCATTAGATGGGTTTTTAATGAACTCATCCATGTATTGTTCGATAGTCTGCTGACCTCTCATTTTCCAGGTGGGTGCCTGTATGACTATGGATTTACCATGTTGAAACATTTTTATCTCATAGTCATACCTTTCTTTAATGAAGTCCACACTGACTCTATTCTCTTTATCAGTATCATCGTCAAAAGTAAAGATGGCATCCAGATCGACTTCTATCTTTTCTTTGTCAGTTCCCATTTACCACGTCCAAAAAACCCTTTTTTCACTATAACGGGTTTGCCTTTCTTTTCCCAACGTTGTTTAGCTCTATCTAATTCATTTTTAGTGAATAAGAAGTTAGTGTTATCGTAATCGGGCATCCCTTTAGTATTTTCCAGTAGGTAGTAAGTACTGGTTTCACCTACTATGAAGTCTTCATTGTTTTTATATATCATCTGTTTCCTCAAAGTTTTGTAGCCAAAAATCTACTTTTTCACCGTCATTAGATATTTGCCTCATATTTCTGACGGCAAAGGATTCTGTTGATTTAGGTGAAGTGATTACTATTATTTTATAATGTTCTGGAAACCTAGTTCGACAGGAACCCAGTAAAGCATTATATACTTCATAAGCTTTGGATCTATTAGAGTTATCCACAAACCAATCTGCTTCATCCAATATACCCTGTTTGGTGTTATAGCCTAACCATGCTTCCGATTTGGAGTGACCACAGATCCCAATGATATTTTTAGGGAAAATGATCCTGTCTTTGGTATCCACATAGTAAGGAACACGATGACCGTCTATCTTATTAACATCTAGAACACTATTTACCTCGAAAAAACATTTACTGTGTTTCAATTTCTCAATGAAATCAGTAAAAACGATATCTCTGGCTTGGACTTGATTAGTAGCCATATTGAGGAAATAGATGTGAGTCCCCACTGCCAAATTACTATATCTTTGTGGG